TTTATAACATTTTCACAGCCGGTGCACCGTCCACTAAAAAGTTACTCAATGTCGAAAAGGCCTGCACGCAAGTCATATTCGAAGAAATCTTACACCGAGGAGGAGATCAACGAAAATAGATCTCATTTGTTCCCCCCTCCTCTGCCAACAGAGGATCTCAATTCATACCTTTCCTCACAGGAAGTAGAATTGGGGGGAGAGAGGCCTGTGGCCGTACCTGAAGGTACGGCCAAGGCCAATACCGCAACAGAGAAGCAACGTAATTGGATGTTCACGCTATACCGAACGCCAGCATGGCTCCTGCCATTCTGCGATCCAAACGTTCCTCCAGCGGATATCGACCAGAACGCGCTAGACCAAGCATCGCCTGAAGACTTCAAGTATATCATCATGGGCCTCGAACGTTGCCCAACCACTGGCAAAGCACATTGGCAAGGATATCTTGAATGCGTAAACTCCTACACTAAAGGAGGAGTGTACAGACGAATGGGTATTCCAGCTTTCTGGTGCGCGAGGCGTCAGGGGACGCAGTTGCAGGCAATAAATTACTGCAAGAAGGATGGCGCGTTCATTGAGATGGGTAAGCCAGGGTCTCAAGGTGAACGTACAGATCTGCAAGAGATGCTGAAGGCCATCGAAGAGGGTGCGACGGCGAGAGATTTGATAAGAGACTATCAACACACTTACTCCGCGCACATGCGAATTGCTAAAGAAGCATTAGCATTTGCACTAGAAGACCGTACTCAGGCAGTCCGCCGAGTTTTTACAACTATTCTTTGGGGAGACCCAAAGACAGGCAAGACCTCCCATGTTTATAACAAACATGGTGCCGGAGACGTCTTCACGCTAAGAGCTGACCATGGGTTCAGCTTGAATGGTTATAGGGGGCAGAAGGTTCTTCTGATCGATGAGTTTGTAGGACAACTCCCCGTTTTCATGTTGCAACAGTTACTCGACATTTATCAATTCCGCGTAGATGTGAAAGGATCTCACACTTTCGCAGAGTGGACACAAGTCTACATAACTTCCAACATAAACCCCCATAAGTGGTACAATGAACAATCTCTTGACGCTGTACGTAAGAGATCATTGTGGGATCGGTTCGAGACGGGGGGCGTCTTCGAATGTCGTCATTCCGATCCCGAAGGTTTGGACGCAAACCTACCATTTCGTCATACGGGTGAGAAATGGCGCTAACCTAAGCTTTGTCTCTCTAAAGTTCAAAAAAGCTTACACGGAAGTCCTAGGTAATATATAGCTAGGACTTGGTGCAAGGGTATAGCTGGCTTTGCGTCCGCGACGAGCCAGATTAGCGATAAGTGGAAAGGGTTTCCATCTTTCTCGATCATCCATCGGAGCGGCATAGTTGAGTGAGGTTTAGACTTAAATCCGAACGATTAAGCAAAGCGGCGTCGAAGATCGTAGATCGAGCTAGCTATATACCTACACAGAGAGTAAACATTAGTGACAGATGACACGAATGATTTCAAGCGTAATATGTTAACATATTGAACTTATTCTCTTGCGAGTTTGACAAAAATGTATATCGTTATCTAAAAATGTGGAAGAATCGTTGTTACTTTGCTGGTCCTGACACCATCAAGAGGTTCTCTGAACCTAAAGTTCCACCTATTGTTTTGCCACCTCCCAATTTAGACACTGTCTGCGACGGGACAGTTGAACAGGAGATGGAGTTTAGAGATGAGTCAAGATCCCCGTGGGCTTTAACGCATCAAGTATCCATAGAGGAGCTTGAAGAAGTTAAATCTAAATTTGAGAGCTTGGTAGACACTATGCGTGAGCTACTAGAAGCCATGATTTTACATGCCACATTAACGAAATAATACTATATATGATACATATATTTTTGTTTTAGATGACATTTACGCCTGAGACTTAGAAGCTATCTTGGCAAAATAATCATCAATTGTCCCATTAACCTGAGTTATGGTGACAGATGCATTTACGATCGTACCTGGAAGATTGCCCGAGCCCTTAGAGACCCTAATGCTCGGCCACTTCGAAGCATCGTACATGGTCCATCGACCCGTGGCACCTTCGCCGACACCAGGAACTTTAACAAAGTTCGTAATCTTGAGAGTCCTCGAAGTTTCCACCGCGATGGTCAATGGAGCTACACTGGCAAATGGAATCGTACATCCATTAATGCCCACTATAGTAGGAGAATTACATAGCGCGGCCAGAGATCCTTCATAGTACATATCTACCTTAAAAAAAGAACCATTGCTATTTTGAGGAAACGAGATGTACTCATAGAGCATGTCACTCCATACAAGTATGTTACTCGTATCGAGGCCATGGGATATGGCATCTTTAGTACCTGGCTCGATTACGGCTATGTTTGGAGTCTGTAAATTCCACTTACCAAGGTAAACGGAAGTATTTACAGATCCGGGATAGAGCTGATAGATGAGCGACTGTACCATCAACCCCTGAATGGGATTAATCGGAAGCATCAGTTCCACGTCATAAATGACATAGAGCTCGCCCAATCGAACGCTCTGTCCTTGACATCCAGTAGTGCCAATATAGAAATTGCCCATATCACTGAGACGGATATCAGTTGCGGACACGGTAGCGGACCGAATATACAGTTCGTTCATCGGCAGCTTTTTGGGGTCACATTCTACCCCAGCAAAGCAAGATTCACTAGTCTTGATATCAAGACCTCCATAGCTATTCAGCATGTCCTGTTTAGTTCGGAAGTCACGCGAGGCCGTATTGTAATCAGTACACGTGATTACTGTACCCAATTGGGTGTTTGTGCTATTGAGAGCATCAGCTGACGTACTTTTGTATTCAAATACGCACCCATGCATCTTATACGTCTGATACATAGTTGCCATTTGACTTAGCCACGGAAACGTGCCTATCAATCCGGGATTGATCGGAAATGCTTGATACTCAAAGGTACTTGCTGTACTCGACGATATAATGTCACCGATGTATTCTCTCCTCTTGATTCGAATACTATCATCACGGCCGAACGAAAGGTTCTTGCCCGTTGTTCCCTTAAACAGCGAGTTTACGGTGGGGGCCATACCTACTTTGTAGGCTCCAGACCCAAATAGTCTACCGACATAATGGGCCAATCCACCGATTGCGTTGCCAGCCTGGGCACCTAAGGGTCCACCATACCTGGCACCTATTGCGGACCCTACAGCACGGCCGAATCGTCCGACGGGTCCAGGGTTTGTATAGGAATACTGAGTCTTAGCCACTCCAGTAAAAGGTCTACTGCCACCTTGGATCATATTCGTATATGCTCCACGTCCTTTCACAGTGGCTCCAGAAGCACGCTTCTTACGGGGTGCACGAGTAGTCTTAGCACGAGGCATTTTAGTATTCCTTATTATATTTTTGCGGGCGGCGCAAGTTTGTCATATTAGAAATATGTTCCACTCACCGTTCAGCAGCGTTACACGCAGCACACGGTACTGCACACAGTGCAGCGTCCCTATGTTTGATCTTCTTTAGGCTTAAAGGGATTAGGTATCCCAAACATCGGTGTTACACGAGGGAGTGGCGCTCCGCTTGGTACCGGAGTAAACCACATACATGGCGGCATACACATCCCCATTTGACGGGTAAGGTATGCTGGTACGCTATAGTTTTCCGGTAGGGGTTCAGGATAATTCGCGGGATTGACATAGCTATCCGGATATACCTCGTCAAAATAACACTGAGGACAGTAACAGGAGTTACCTCCCCACTCAGTGAAGTTACTTATGACGCCCAGATCAGGTATATTGCAACAGTGAGTGCAATATCTACCATACCTGATTACGGTCTCGGGGCGGAGTTCAAAGAACTTAAATGGACAGCCCTGTGCATACTCCCGATGCACAAGCATGCATTTCAAGCATAAGACCGTGGCGGGTGTTGTTTCCATTTTATAACATTTTCACAGCCGGTGCACCGTCCACTAAAAAGTTACTCAATGTCGAAAAGGCCTGCACGCAAGTCATATTCGAAGAAATCTTACACCGAGGAGGAGATCAACGAAAATAGAT